CAACGACCCTGATGCTGTAGCTGAAGTAGAAAAGCTTAAAGGAGAGCGAGTTGATGCAGTAGATAAGGCGAAAAAAGCGGAACTGGATATTATTTCCAAATTTGCCGAGAAGACACAAACGGCAGATCGTAAGCTGCGTGAGGAGCAAATTTCTGGAGCGTTGAAAGGCGCAACGGATCTTCTGGAAATGCAGCGGAAAAGTATTGAGGAGCAGCAGAAACTAGGGTTGCTCTCTCGTGCTGAGGCGACGAAGCAGCTAAAGGACAAGTTTGATGAAGAGCAAACTCTTGCTTTAGATGCTAACGCTGCCAAGCGGGCCATCTATGCTGATGACCCAGACAACGCTGACCGTACTCAAAAACTTGACAACGAAATCTTAGCTATAAAAGACAAAACTACCAAACAGAAACAGGAGTTGGATGCGCGCTACGCTGAAACATCTCAGGCTGTAAACCGTAAGATGCAGGAAGACGCGATCACTAGTGAGCAGCGCCATCAACAAAGTGTTTTCGAGACACAGAAGCGCGGAATTGAAGAGCAGGAGAAGCTCGGTGTTCCATACGAAAAGATTGCTCCCAAACTGCGAGCGTTGGCAGATGATGAGCTAACAAACCAAACCCGTTTGGTAGAGCAAAAACGCACTATCTTCGCAAACGACAAGGACAATCAGGAGAAGAACCAGCGGTTTGATGAGGAGATTACAGTCCTAAAGGATAAGAATGCCCGTGACCGAGAGCAGATCAATGGGCGCGAGGCTCAAAGCTTACAGCGTACCGCTGAAGACCATCGGGAAGCTTTGAATAAGCTGGAAGTGGCGGAAGCGGAGAGCGCAGTACGCAGGTTAAAGACTGCTGAAGAACTCGCCCTAAAGCAAGCCAAGCTGGCCGGTGCTGGAATTGCTGCTCAGCTTCGTATTTTACAAGACTATGATGCGGCTATTCGAAAGTCGCAGGATCGAGTAACAGAGCTCAAGATCCAAGGAGTCGATCAAGACAAGCCCGGAGCCGAAACCAAAACAGCCACAATCAAAGCAGCTGGCGCTAAAGAGACCCAAGATCAGTTGGACTCCACGGCCAAGAAAGCTCAGGAGATTGCGGCCGAAACCGAACGCCAGTTCAATGCGATGTTCAACAAGATGAACTCTGCATTCGGCTCAGCGGTTAACGGCTGGATTACGCATACTGAGACCTTTAGCAAAGCCTTCACCAAAATGGCAGACAAGATGCTGGTAGATTGGACTACTGCTCTTGCTACTCAAGCTCTAAAGTGGATTGAGCATCATCTTTTACTTCAAGCTGTTACAACGGCTTGGGCAGCAATACAAAATGCTTTGCATATTGGCGCTGCCGCTAAGACCGCAGTTACAGATACTGCTGCTGCTTCAAAAAGTGTTGCGTTGAAAAATGCTGAAGGTGTTAACTTTGTAAATACAGAATTTGCCAAGTTGGCGGCAAAAGAAGTTGTCAGTACCGCTATGCTGACAACCGAGACAACGGATGCGGCTGCTGGTACGGCGGTCTTGAAAGCTGCCAGTCTTGCCAACGTTACCGCTTTAGCAGGAGAAGCAGCTGCTGGTGGCTTCGCTAGTGTAATGGAGGCTGTCCCATTCCCAGAAAACATTGTGATCGCTCCGATTGTAGCTGCTGCGGCTTTGGGGCAGACACTCGCGTTCGGTGCCTTTGAAAAAGGTGGTGTTGTAGGCGATACGCAAATGCATGCTGTATTACATCCACAAGAAATGGTTCTTCCGGCTCCTTTGAGTAAAGGGATCCAAAACATTGTTTCTAACGGTGGTCCAGGTGGGCAGGGAGGACAAGGCGGTCCTGGTGGCTCGGGTGGCGACAGTGGAGATCATTTCCACTATCACGGCTACCCAGGTCAAAGTACCCAGAGCATGAAACAAGACTCCAAGGTGTTTTTCAAACAGCTACAAAAGCATGCACGCGAAGGTCGGTTCGATTCCTAACTTATGAGCCTACCATTCCCACTTTTTCCCGGCAACCTGATTGGTGCTGGTTGGCCGGTACGAAAAGAAGACCAGTCGACGATTATCCAGCGTGCCAACAGTGGAAAAGAAGTTCGCATTGCTGAGTACTTACAAGCCTACTATGCTTGGGATATTCCTTTCGGCTATTTGAACGATAACTACTTGCTTGCCGCAGCAGACTATCAGGTTATCATGGGCTTCCAAGAGCTCGTAAGCGGTAGGGCGTTTCCATTTCTGTACGACGATCCGCAGGACGATGACACCAGCCAGTATGTTCCTAATCCAGTTTCTGCTCCAACGCCGAGTCAAATCGGCATTGGAGATGGTCGTACAACCAATTTCCAGCTGGCACGTAACCGTGGCGGCTTCCCACATCTTGTCTACTATGTGAATAGTGCCAACCGCGCTCCACGCATCTACATCAACAATAATCTCCAATTTGGAGGCTATACAATCAGCACAACCGGCCTGGTTGTATTTGGAACTCCTCCGGCGAGCGGAGTGACGGTTGGAGCGGACTTCCAGTTTTATTATCTCTGTCGGTTTGATGAGGACGCGATTGAAGCTGAGAACATTGCTGGTCCCTACCACATGATCAAGTCTGTTAAGATCTACGAGACCTTCCAATGAAAGGTGCTAGTCCCGCTTTAACGGCTTTCCTGCTGAATATCCAGGATCGGGTACCAGGAACTCCTGCTAGCTTTTATGCGGAGGATCTTTACACGGTTGTACTTGGAAATGGTTTCATTGTTGTTCGCCAAAGATTTACTCCAGTTGGAGGCATTGTTCAAGTCAACGCTCCGCCGGTAGGAACCGGCGCTGGATTCTTTGTTGCCGATTTGGGCGTGACGTACATCGACTACACTCCTCTTACTCCCGGTACAGTTGGTCCGTTCGGTTACACAGTAAACGTAAGCAACGGAGTTGGTGTTTATCACTTTGCAGACAATACTGTAAAATTGATCAGCTACGCTTTCGGGATTGGAATTATTCCTCCCGTGTTGCAGTTTTGGACAAGTGGAGCTTTTCCGCTCTTGTGGGCAGGAAACACCTACTCAGCCGCAGGCCCTTTTCTCAACCGATCGATGATCAAAAGCTCCGTTGGTCTTACGGTGGATAGTGTTGAAATCGAACTGGCTGCTACACCCTCAATGTCGTTTCCAGAGCCGATTGTTCCTCTTCTGCAGGCAATGGTTCAAGGTTACTTTGATGGAGCAGCTGTTCTTGTCCAACGCATTATCATGCCCAACTACGGCAATATGAGTTTGGGAACAGTAATCCAGTTCAAAGGAACTGTAGCAGATGTTACGGAGGTTAGTCGGGTTGGTGCGAAGTTCGAAGTGCGATCGCGGCTGGAATTACTGAATCAGCCTTTGCCGCGCAATTTATATCAACCTTCTTGTCGTCACACATTGTATGACATCGGTTGTACTCTAAAACAAACCGCGTTTACCTTTGCAACTACCGTTGTTGCTGGCTCCAACAAGTCTGTTATCAACACTCCTTTGACCCAACCGGCTCGAACTCCTGGACCGACAAATGCCCCCACGCTCAGCATAAGTGTTCCTCCACGCGGTGTAAACCTTACGGAGAGAAATGAGTTTGTAGTCATTACTTACGTGAATAGCTTGGGGGAGTCGCTGTCAAGCCCAGAAGCAATTTCCACTTTTGGAGTTGTAACGAGCATCTTTGCGGTACAACCCGGCTCGGGATACATAAGTGTTCCTCGAGTAACAATCAGTGGTGGGGGCGGCAGCGGAGCCAAAGCAACTGCAATCCTTTCCAACGGACAGATCGCAGGTTTTAATCTCACTGCAATTGGTTCTGGCTACACCAGTCCTCCTACCGTTACTATCGATGCACCACCTTTAGGCGGAACACAAGCCACGGCGCTCACGAGTATTCAAGGAATACCCAGCATTGCTCTTGTTGTGGTCCATTCACCCCCTCCGGGTCCGGCGGGAACAATCGGCTGGAACTGTTACATTGGAACTGCTCCTGGGGATGAGATGCTACAGAATGCAACTCCAATCCCAATCGGGCAGAACTACACAGAGCCAACAACTGGAGCAGTGCAAGGTAGTCCTCCTCCATTGCTTGCGACCAACGGCTACTTCAGTCAAGGCGTAGTTGCCTTTACCAGCGGGCCCAACATGGGCCTGAGTCGAGTAATTACTCTGCACTTAAACGGCGGAGTGCTGAACATTATTCCCCCGCTTCCATTTACTCCTCTTGTTGGAGACAATATCAGCGTGAGTGCAGGGTGCGACAAAAGATCAAGTACCTGCAACTTAAAATTTCAGAACCTGATTCACTTTGGTGGGATGCCGTACATCCCTGATCCATCGCTCGCTCTCTAATTTGCTATGGACATCCCAAGAGGTAAAGAAGGATCGCAAGGACCTTGTTGGATACCGCATATTTGGAATGGAAAAGTTTGTAGACCCATAATCGTATGCGCTTGTGGGCAGCGTAATACCGCAGCGGCTCATCATGTTCATGCGGATGGAACAGTAACAGCGTCTTATTACCATGCAAAAGAACCGATTCCATCGCAAGGCTGGGCTGGTGGTGGCTGTGGATTCCACGAATTCATTAAGCTGATGGACTACGATCAGGGTGAATTTCCACCGGAAGTACAACTTACATGAAAACAGCGCGTTCTGGGGTTGTAGAGCGTTTCGCCGGTACCTTATACCTTTTTAACCCTTTCGAACGCACCACAAGCGCCTGGTGGCCAGGGCTGGGGTGCGCATGACAGCTACGGCGACGCGAGAAGCGGTGTTACAAGAGGCTAGGACTTGGATCGGAACGCCTTTTCGCCATCAGGCGATGGTAAAACAAGCCGGAGTCGGCTGCGGGACTTTTTTGATCGGAGTGTATGGAGCCTGCGGCTTTCCCGTTCCCAAAGTGGATGAGCTCGGTCATTTCTCAAAGGATTGGCATTTCCACAAAGACCAAGAGCGTTATCTTGCTATACTCCAAAAGTTCACAAAAGAAGTTGGAGCTCCTCAAGTAGCTGACATTATTCTGTTCCGTATGGGAAGAGCATTTTCACATAGCGGGATTATTGTTGAGTGGCCTAAAATCATTCATGCCAATTGCGCGATGGGTGTTGGTTACGCTGACGCGTTGCGAAATCCACAATTGGCAAACCGGCAAATGGTCTTTCTTTCACCTTTCGAGAATTAGCTCTCTATGATGATCCGTTCCTCCAGACCGCCTGGAACGCCTAGCTGGCAAGCTTGGTCTAATGCCAACACCAATACCAAGCTGCTCGGCTACGCAGTCCAGACCAGCGTGTACGGAAAAGGCATCCCGATTGTCTATGGAACAGAGCGCGTTGCAGGTACTCCAATTTGGGTTGGTAATTGGACTGCTAAGGCTATCGGAAGTAAGCTCAAGGGCGGTGGTGGCAAAGGTGGTGCTGGTCAGCAATACGATTACCACGCCAGTATAATCATTGGGCTTTGTCACGGCCCAATTCTTGGCGTAAACAAAATTTGGATCGACCAAGTTGAGTTCGCTGTTAACGGTCAGGAAGAGGAGTTTACCATTCCAAGCGGTGGCGGAACTTTTACTCCTCGCTTTGCGAACTTCGCTACGTTTGATGCTGGTGTAAAAACCGTACAAGCTTACAGCGTAAACATCGATGATTATGGCTCTCCAGGACCAACTGGTCTCAGCGGCTTTCAGGACATACCGTTTTCAAGCATTGATGGAGGAGCTGTTAGTGGCGTAACGATCATTAACACCGGCTCCGACTATACAGGTATTGTTACCGTCACGTTTGAATCTGTTGATGGGAACGGCTCTGGTGCTTCAGGTATTGGTATCATGGCTCCCGATCCAGCTGGTAATGGGTTGGTAGTTGTTGGTGTCCAGATGCTGGCAAACGGTGCGGGTTATACTTCACCGCCTCGTGTCATATTTGTTCCGACCGCCCTGGATACGACTGGGGGTGGTGCGACGGGGATCGCAACACTAGCAGCGCCAAGCTTTCTTGGTGCTGGGCAATACTTCTACAACGCTGCAACAGGAACTTATACGTTCAGCGCGGCGAATGCCGGAACCGTTGTACAGATAAAATATCATTGGATCCAAAACAGTCCTCTGAATGGAGGACCAGCCGCGACAGCGAACTTCGCGATCATAACAGGGGATCTAGGTCAGCCACCTTGGATCGAGCTCCAGTCCAGCAATCCAAATCAAGCTCTAAGCTACAGCGAACTTGCTTACGCTGCGGCGGAAGATTTTGAACTGGGTTCAACGGGCGTTGCTCCAAACATTACCTGGGAAGTATTTGGGTTTGGGATCTGGAGCGGTGGTGTTGTTGATGCACCAATTCTTGTTCCAAATCCAGCTATAGCGAGCGTTCAGATTGCTAACGGGTTTGTTACTGGGCTTACTCTGCAGAGCACACCTTCATTTTACTCTGTAACGCCTAATGTGGAAATTGTTGGAGATGGTCACGGTGCGACTGCTACAGCAGCAATCAACAGTGCAGGACAGATTACTGGGTTTACCATCACAAACGCAGGCTCTGGCTATACACAAGCTGTAGCATTCATTGGCAACATCCCAGAAACCGCTTCGGGAGGTATACTGATTGATCTTCTGACCAACCCTCAGTGGGGCGCTGGTCTCTATTCGTTCGAAATTGGAGACACTACTGACGTTGGAACTTATGTTTTAGCCAATAGTCTGTTTGTTTCGCTTTCGGTAGATTCTCAACGCGCTACCTCAGAATACGCCAAAGAGATGCTGAAAGTCGCCAATTCTGAAGCGTTCTGGAGTGAGGGCGTTCTCAAGTTCCGTACTTATGGAGACACCAGTGCGGTTGGTAGCGGTGTGCAGTTTACACCCAACACTCAACCTATTTACGATGTAGACGTTGATGATTTCATTACTAAGCCTGGAGAGCCGCCGATTGTAGTTGAGCGCAAAACAGTACGCGACCGCTTCAACCGGAAGACGGTGGAGTGGGCTAATCGCGAAAACTCCTACAATCTTGAACCTGCCTACAGTGATGACCTTTATGCCATAAACCAATTCGGGCTGCGTACTGATCCACCGTTAACGTTCCACTCCATTAAGTCCCAGCCAGTCGCGTTGTTTGTAGCAAGCGTAGAAGTCAAGCGTTCGGTCTACATCGCTAGAAAGTACAAGTTCAAACTCGGAATCCAGTACATGCTGCTGGAGCCGATGGATTTGATTACTATTACAGATCCATTTCTCGGTTTAATCACTGAGCCAGTTCGTATTCTTTCGATTGAAGAAGATCAAGATCATGTTCTATCGATCGAAGCAGAAGAATTTCCTTGGGGTACTGCTACTGCTACACTGCATCCCAAAGATCCTTCTTCCACGTTCGGTCCTGGCTACTTTGCCGATCCAGGTCCGATTCACACTCCCCAATTCTTTGAACCGGTTGCTGCGCAGGTGCAAGCACAAGAATACATTTTGTGGATCGCAATTTGCGGTGGCAATAATTGGGGTGGTTGTGATGTTTACGTTTCCAATGATGGAGCTAGTTATACCCACATTGGTCGCCAAAACGGCGCTGCCACAATGGGCTCACTTACGGCCAATTGCCCAGACGGTTCAGATCCAGATGACTTCAACACGTTGAGTGTAAACCTAACAGAGAGCTTTGGAGAGCTGAACTCGTATACTCAGGACCAGGAAGACCAGCTGCTCCCCTTGGCCTTAGTTGATCAAGAATTGATCTCCTATCGCACTGCTACTCTCACAGGCGCATTTAGTTATGACATTACGCACATGCGTCGCGGTGCATATGATACGCCAACTCAGTACCACACGGCTGGCGCTCCGTTCGTATTCTTTGACAGCGGATTGTTCGCTTGGAAGTATACATCGGCTGATGTAGAACAGCTGCGGTACTTCAAGTTCACAAGCTTTAACAAAGCGGGGCAGCGCGAAGAAGATCTGGCCAATGTGGCGGTGTACTCCTATCGCATTCTAAACCCGCGTGCTCCTAAGCCGTGGTTGCCGAATCTAGCAGAGCCTATTGAGTGGCCCAATGATCCGATTTCTAACCGTTGGAGCTTTACAATCCAACAGATTGTTGATTCTACTTCAGGCCAACCTGATTTCTCTATTGTTGGTCAAGGTACACTAGACCACTTTACTGCCAAGACAATTCCTCCTGTAATCACGTTCCAGTCCTTTAACCCAGCTGTTGGAACAATTCCGGGTGGTGTGAATGTAGTCGTTGGAGTCTGCGCTGTTGGCTCCGATGGATATCAAACGACTCTGTCTGAACTCGTAGAATTTGAAATTCCAACAGGCAGTAATACCAACTCCATTACATTTGATATTGTGTT